CCAGGAACGATTCAAAGACAATTCGGATGGAATTGGACAACCAAAAACCTCCTCATTCTGATCTACAATCGGTCGAGCTACAAGTTTTACGTTAAGCTCGAGCAGTCTATCTACTGCTTGCCGAAGTGTGATCGAACTGAGGGCGTGGCCGCTACGCCATTTTCCGGCGTAGCTATTTATTACATTTTTATGACGCCTGGAAATAGACCAGATAGAGGGCTTGCGTGTTTTCAAGTTTGCAGGCCCCTGTACCAAATCAGATCGTCGAGTATATTCATTTGCAATTACATCATGCAACTCAAGACGATCGATTGGAACTGGATAGGAAGGAATAGTCGGCGTGGGATCCAACTGATGCTTTGCATCAGTGATAAACCCAAAGCGTTGGTATTTTTCAACCAACCTTGCCGAAATAATGCGCGACTCGCGCATATGTGGGTCTTCACAAGAAGACCATGGCCGTGTAAATACTTTTATATCACAATTTGCATCTGTGATAAACACAGCCAAAGACTTTCGGATTTTCAGCTTCGCCTGTTTGGCAATCGGAAGCTGATCAGAATTATAAAGACCTGCGCCGCCCAAACAAATGGGAAGACCGGCGGGTATTCCAAAAGTCATATAAAACCTTCCTATATGCGGATGGCTGCTATATATAGCAGTGAGGCAACGATGGCGCAATTCATCTGGAAAAGACTCCAGAAATCTGCCATAATTTGCCCAAGGAGGACTTTCTCGAGTTTGATTTTCGAGTCGGTCATCTATTACACCTCTAAGAGGTATTGCATCCGCAAATCTATTCAAATAAACCAGGCGAGAAATACCTACTCTCTCGGAAATAAGAGTAGGCCTTATTCGGGAAGCCGATCCAAGATCCAAGTAATGGCCATACTTAAATGCCGTCTTGAGATCATATATGTCAGAGGGGCGCTCCTTTCGTTCTATATACTGAAAGGATCCTTTCAGATCGGATATTGTATCAACCGAATCTGTAAAGGAATATTGAGGGCTAAAAGTCAAATAGAAAATTTGCTCTGCAAATATGCCCCCTCGATCGGATTCAATATGCTTCCCAGATTTACTAATGACAGCTCCATGCTTTGTGGCATTAAATTTATAACTTTCCTTTACCTCATGGGGGACCGAAGTTATCATATCATCGCCGCAGAGTGCAAAAGGCCAGTGTTTTTCAATCAGGCCATGACTCACGCAGGCGGTTTCGATCCAATATTTATTGAGAATATTCAATATGGGCCACGTAAGGGCCAATCCCATGGGTGCGCCACAGATTGCGCGGTATGTGACAGGCTTGCCATCTATTATAGATTCGGCCATATATGGACCAAGGCAAGCTCGTCCCGCATATCGGACGTGGTTGGTATATCCAAACCCGTCACACAGACCCTCCCATACTGCAATAAACTTATCCTGATGTATTGTATCAGATGCAGTGGTGAGGTCCGCAGATATCACTACCGTGGGTGCAGGACGCCGAAACAATCTGGCAATTGCTGCACGTTTATTACCACGGAGGACAGATCTGCATTCAGGGAGCTGTTCAATAAGCTTGAAGAGATGAGTCTGGATTTTCTTACTTACCGCCACAAGAGCGCGGGGATGAGAAGTTACTATTCTATACTTCCAACCGCGCTCTGGTATTGCATGAACTTTGGCGGGAATATTCCAGCTGGGACAGTAAACATCCGGTATACGATCAGTACGCCGGTGTATATTATAAATATTTTCATAAAACTGTCTACCAGCCATAAAGTCAAAAGATTCCTCGGTGAGATATCGTTTTCCATATCTTTTCTCAACCGGGTCCTCTATAGAGGATTTGACTTCTTCAGACTCACTGAACTCCGACTTCCGTTCTTCTTCCCCATCTTTCGACTCCCCTATGACGACGACATTTTTATTTTGTTTTGTGTCCCTTTCAGGACTTTTTTTGTCGGCATCAGGGAGGAACCGAACATGGGCTTTACGGAAGAATTTAGCAAACGCCGGGTGGACTTTGTAGTCGACACACAGATCAATAAGGGCATTCAAAAATATACCTTGCTCCTCAGAAGGCGACTTCGCCTCGAGGAGTGCCTTTATTATCTTCTCGCTTTCCTCGCCAAGAAGGGCTGTAGGAATCTGAGAAATATAGTTGTCGACGATATAATCAATCAAAAAGTCCGCATCTTTATTCTCTCTTGCACTAATAAACTTAATTTGATCTTTGAGATTGGAAACACGATCCCAAAGAAGCGCAAGATGAGCATCAATCGTCTCCCCGAGCGGATAAGAATCAAGCTCGGGAAGCGGCCAAATAAGAGACTGTGCGCATCTGATAAGATGAGTGTCGGATGTAACATGTGCAGGCCGTGGGAGAGCAAAATTTATTGCCCCCAACATCGTGATCTCCTCCAAGGTCTTTTCGCATTCCGTGGCTATATGCTCACGAGGTACTCGGACAACGGAAGGAGTCACTATGTCCCATATAAAGGACAGTTGGGGCAAATTATAATATTTACCTCTATGGCTAGACATAAGCAACTGAATGCTATTCCAGCCAGAGGAACCCTTATGGGTTATCTCCGAGGGGAGGTGCAATTTGCGCTCTACACCCTCGAAGTGCTCTCGCAGACGCCTGACTGCGGATCCGCCACGTGGTTTGAACTTCAGATGAATCCAAAGTTCTTCCCACAAACAACTAGAAATTGCAAATTCTATGGCGAACCGCTCGAACGACACCATCGGTACTTTACCGTACGCATCTCCAGTCTCGAGGAGGGAGGACATCGCCCCCTTTGCCGCTGCAAGCCCTCTTTGAAAACGTATATCGTTATGGGCTACATTATAAAGAGACCGATTGAAACCACCTTTCCGGCGTGGGAATTCATAAGTTGCTCCCGTGCCCGTACCGAGACGGGTCAAATGCTCATTAAATGGGCCAATACGGGGCAACCACTCTTCAGCAATTTTTCGCGACCATTCTCGCAATTTTGCGAGTTCTACCACATCGGTATCAAACTGGCGGGTCACATTTTCTTTGTGTTGCCGCAGTGTATCCTCTTTAAATTTACAGGATGCCGATGGGAATATTATAACATTCTCTGGTTGATTATACATATTGAAATCATTAATAACCAGAGCGCGCTTATCAGGCTCGACTTGATATTGATCAAGAAAGAGCTTGATCTCAGCAGAACTACCTCTCTTGAATATTCGAGATATCCGCTTCAGTGCTGTGGTCTTGTAACTAATACAATAGAAATCATTCAAGACCTTCAGTTCACGAAGCTGTTGGAGGATCTGCGAATGTGCATAGTCATGGAGGGACCTTTGTACCCTCTCGGCAAATTTGCCAATATGCACCAAAGCGCCAACATGGTCGCGTTTCCGAATAAGCATGGAAGCGTAATTTATGAGCCGGGAGAACCTATGGCGGCCAACAATAGGCAGGCCAAGGGAGAAAACACGTATTTCATTATATACTCCCCAAAGTTCTTCACTGGATTCTTTTGTTTCTCCAGTATCGATCGCGCGAAATGCAGGACGTATCAGCTTTCTAAACAAATTAAGGTTAGGCTGCGTCCGCTTCTTTATATAAATCTTGCGATCACCGGCAATCTCCCCTCGCATAATTCTCAGTGCTTTATTCAAGTCATCTATTTTCTGAGAATAAGGGGTACGTCTGGGAATCATCGGACTTTTTCCGAAAGCATCTGCCATCCCATTGAGATGGGTTACAACGCGCCATTTATAGGTGCGGAACCATTGAGAATATTTTTCTTTCCTCTCAAATGGGCGAGGCAATGCTCGACCAGACAATCCAAGTTGGGAAAAGAAATCCCGCCAATTTATTTTTCTTTCTGCTTTATGCAGGACGGGACTCTGCTGACAATTTTTCAAGCAGAGATACAACCAACTGGAAAATCGCTTCCAATGCGATCTAATGTATTGGACATCAGGGTATTCACAACTTATGGCAACGACCTTGCAGTCAGACAGAAATGTCTTAAATTTCATTACATGATCGACAAGGCTGCCAAGAATAGACCCTTTCAGGAAATAGTAAATCAAATGTTCATAACTCCTGAAAACCTCGATAGGAACTCTTGTTCCATTAAATGCCATCGAGGTAGATGTCCGAATAATGGCCACGACGGAGGTCATAAACTGATTAACATCAGACCTCCTTCTATCGTCCATCTCCATCCATCTTGTTCGTACCTTTGCTATCTTACTATAGAATATATCTTTATTGCAAAGGCCAACTTTGAATCGAACCGTACTGTTCGGGTTCCTGGATCTCTGCCCTCCTGGCAAGCTTTGCTTCGGAGGGAGGGGGAAAAGGGAAAACCAACAGAAAGGACTATCAAAC